GGACTTCGCTGTTCTTGAGGGTATCCGTAACATTAACCGTCAGAGAGATTTGTTTAAGGCTGGTAAGTCTACTACAATGAACTCACGACACCTAACTGGTCATGCTGTAGACCTAGCCCCTTGGCCCATCTCATGGGAGTGGGAAGGCTTCTACCCTATCGCTGATGCTATGAAGCAAGCTGCTGAAGAACTAGACATTGACCTTGAGTGGGGTGGTGACTGGAAGAGCTTTCCTGATGGCCCACATTTCCAACTCTCACGAAAGACTTACCCATGAGCAATGAACCTTGGCACCTAAACAAGAGTGTCCCTATTACGTTTATCTTTGCAATCATGTGTCAGACTGTCGCACTGATATGGTTCGTGGCTACACTAAGTAATGATGTCACTAACAACAAGAATGAACTAGCTAGGTTGGAAGTAAGAACCCAGAACCTAGAGGTGGTAGCACAGAGCCAAGCTGTCATGTTGGCCCGCATAGATGAGAACATAAAAGGTATCAGGGATTTCCTAGAGAGGGGTCCATAGTGGTCCGTAAGTCATTTAAAAGGGAGGTAGCTGTAGCATTACTTATCTGGTTGGTCTACATAGTAGAGGTAAAAGATGTCACTATCATTGAAGTCCTTGTATGGCCCATCTTTACGTTTGCTGCTGCTGCCTTTGGTATTGATGCTTATGGTAAGTTGCGGAGCAAGCCCTTTGAGCCTACTAACGGGCGGGGGACCGAACGTAGCAGCCAACACACAGGCAGGCAAGACCAACTCCCAGACGATTGGAACGACAAATAATATCTCACCTAGTGTGTCAGACTCTCAGGTTGACAAGGTTGACCAAAGGGTAGTTACCACTAGGGTAACCTCTGATAAAATAGATGTCGTCACTGTCAATGAGACACCCCCTTGGTTAGTCATAGCCCTTGTCGTCTGGTCCATATTCCTCTGGCAATTACCTTCACCTAGTCAAATTGGTAACTGGTTCTCAAACTTATTTGGTCGTAGATAATAAAAAAGCGCAGGCATCCAACTAAGGACACCCACGCTCTCATTCATTAGCCCTCGTTACCTTAACTGGTAGCGGGGGTTTTTTCTTATTTCATCAACCTGATTCTGCATGTCAATAAGGTCTTCCTGTAGATCAATGATGTCGTCCTGTAGTTCCTCTACCTCTTCGACAGTAGCTGTAGCAAAATCTGTCAGCGATTGATTAAGACCTACTTGCATACCGACAAACTTGTAGAAGGTATCTACTCGCCAGACTAAGTACAAGGTTACAAGAAGGTGTATGGCTAAAGCACCCCAGTATATTTCCATTAGCCCTCCTTCTGCTTCTTCAACATAAATAACTCTAGTCGTGTCGTGTACCAGATAGCCTTTCGGATGTCTTCGATCCCATTCTTGTATCGCCATCGGTGCATGTACTTAGCTATATTCCCACGGAGGTATCCAATGTATTCATCCTCTGACAAGAAGTCTTCGATATACTCAATACACTCAATCTTACCACCTGTGTTATAGTGCGATGGGCTGTTCACATTATCCATAAGGTTCCTTTCCTTCTTGTTCCTGCTTAAGATGTAGTTGTAGTATGAACCCAAACCCTAAAGCCCCTCTTTGAGAAAGGTCTTCACCCACATAGCTGTGATGTCTGACCTTACGATGTCTTCTACACCAAACTCAATGATGGGTACGGGTAGCAGGTACTTCTTAGCTAGATGGATAACCTTTGACAATCCATCAGCTTCCTTGAGGTCGCTCTGTTGAACATCCCCATTAAGCACAATAGTAGTGTTCTCACCTACCCTTGTCAACAACATCTTAAGTTCGTGGATGGTTATGTTTTGAGTCTCGTCTACGATAATAAAAGCATCGTCAAACGACCTCCCACGCATGAGTGCCAAAGGGGCCATTTCTATATTATTATTCTTGATGCCTGTTTCCACTGCACCCTTACCCAAGTGCTTCTCTAGTACGTCTAGGACAGGTAAGGCCCAAGGCATAGTTTTCTCTGTCAAGTCACCCTTGAGGAACCCAAGCTCCTTACCGACAGCTACATGGGGTCGTGTGATGACGATCTTGTCAATCTGCTTTGTGACATACAGGTCAGCAGCATATGTCGCTGTAACGTAAGTCTTACCTGTACCTGCTGGACCTAGCACAAACACTTGTCGAGAGGACTTGAGGGCTGCTAGGAACTCTCTCTGCTTCTCTGTGCGTGGGACTAGGCCAGATGTCTTAGCCTCTGACGCACCTTTGTAGGTAGTCTTACGGCGTGTCCTAGTCTGCTTCTTTGGTGGTCCATTGTCCATGCTGAGATGGCCTTTCTCTAAACCTTACTTTAGTTATTGGTCCTTCCCGCAGGACTCGAACCTGCAACCTACTGATTAGAAGTCAGTTGCTCTATCCAGTTGAGCTAGGGAGGTAGTAGGATTTACTTAAACGTCTTCTCCCCAGTTAAAACATTCGTACCTCTGTACATAGCGCCCCTGTGATTCTGCAAAGAGCATAGCACTCCCAATGTCCCGCTCGCAGTCTTCCAGTGAGGTAAAGATAAGTCTACTGCTGACGGCCATACAATTAGGTGGTCCGTCCATCATGCAGATCATTGCTAGTGCTGTGAACATGACAGCCTCCTTAGGTTACATAGGTGAGCAGTTTAGGCACATGCTCAGGTGTAATAAGTTAGGTCAAGTCAACGATCTCACAAGAACCTACGCAAGCAAAGGTCTGTGATCCTGATGTGTTATCTTCAACCTCATACCCAGACAGCTTAGACCAGTCGATGGACTTAGGCATGATAGCAAGAGCATCTTCATAAGTCTCTTTGTCGCAATCCTGATAAGGTGCCTGCTGGTATGTATGCTCACTAAAGGGCAAGAAAGACACACCTGACATCTCATCAAAGTGGTTGTAGACAAAAGCACCTACATCGAACCACTCATCCTTCTTGACGTTAATTGTCACGGAGGGCTTGTGTTCGCACCAGTGACGTTGATAGGCCAGCCACATCTCAAGCTGTTCGATAGCAGTAAGATCAGATGTAACGACAGCCTTGTTAGGGGCTTTCACTGGGAAACTAAACACGACAGTCTGATCTGGCTTAAACACGTCAGGTTCATTAGGGATGCCTTGGTCCCGCATGAACTGTGTCAGAGGGTCTTTAACATCTCCACGAACAGTCCGGATATAGTAAGGACTATGGCGAGCATGGATACCAGAAGCACTATCAACCAACTGAGAGACGGTCCCAGAGGGTTTAACACAGGTAATAGCAGCACTAACAGGGATACCAAGACGTTCAGCCCATTCAGAATTAGTAGCAATAGCAATGGATTTAAGATGGTCAAGGGTTTTATCCAACCCTCTGTTCTTTGTCGTCATAAGAGGGTTATCCATAATACCAGTAATGGACACACCTAGCAGACGCTCTTCGTCAGTGTTCTTCTGCCAAATCTTACGCAAGTATGGGAACTTGGTGTGAGTAGACTGAATAGTACCAAGGATAGTGGCAAGACGAACCTTACGCTCCAAGCTCTCAATCGTGTCTGTTGCACGGACAACCACTTCCGTCAAGTTGCAGAACTGATAGGGGCGCAAGATTATCTCGCTACAGGGGTTGGTACCGAACTCATAGTTAGGGTCACGCCGACCATTCTTATCTGCCTGCTTCTTTGATGCCTGACGGTTGAAGATACCACGCTCACCAGAGCCACTCTCTACCAGAGCCATCCACTCACGCATAAAGGACAGGCTGTCAGGCTTCTCAGTGTAGGACACAGAGTTGTTAGCCAATGCCCGCTGTGGATCGTTCTCCCACCATGAGCCACTCTTAGCATGGCGCATACGGTCATCTGACAAGTTGCTGAGGGAGATCATAGCAGAGCGACGAACACCGCCTACGACAACAACCTCACCGATCTTACACATGATGTCGTGGCACTCAATAGAGGAGAGCTTGCGACCCTTGGCTTCAGCAAAGACACGAACGACAAAGTTGAACAAGTCAATGAGAGGCGCTGGGCCTGATGCACGACCACCAAATGTCTTCAACTTTGCACCAGCAGGTCGGACAGCAGATACATCCCACTTGGGAATCTCACCTGAGTACAGCAGTGCAATAACTTGACGCAGTGCCTTAGCCCAACCCTCTTTACTGTCCTTGACTACAATGGTCGTAGCACTCTTGAACAGAACCTCTGGCACCTCAGGCAGCTTGCTGATGAACTGACGCTCCACAGAGAAGCCTACACCAGTGCCACAGAGCAGGATGAACATAGCCTCGTCAAAGGACTTAACATCGTCTACAGGCATGTAAGAGCAGTTGTAGCCTGCTGTGTTGTCACGGTTGAAGGCAGTACCAGCAGTCATCAAGGCCCGCATACTCGGCATGACCTCAAGCCCAAGGATAGCCTCTTGAATGTCTGTGGCAGTGGAAGCATCAACCTTACCGTACACAAGGTTATTCATGTACCGCTCTACGGTCTCAGACCAAGTCTCTCGTCGTCCCTCTTCATCAAGCCATCGTGCATAGCGTGATTTGTGAATAAAGGATTGATAGTCAGTAGGTAGGTGATTGCTCATTTATTGTTCTTTCTGCTTTATTTCATCTAGTCGTTTCATCATAGTGTCAGGGACACCTAGTGCCTCTAACTTAGCCTTAGCCCTGTCGTAGTCAAGCCTACCCTCTACGTATTGATTTATAACACCATCAGCAGCTACTAGCCAAGCTGGGATAACATTGTTCCAACTCATACAAGGTCACTCAGATCAACAGCAGGGTAATCTAAGTTCTTCATAATCTTGCCATCAGCCCGTCTTTGGATGGTCCCGTCTGGTTGAACACATCGACTCATGGTATTCTCATGGACCCGTAGGGTAGCCTCCATCAAATCCCAGCCCCTTGACCGTGCATAACCAAAGATGACGTAAGTAAGGTCAGCAAGCTCCTTTAGCTCTTTTACCGCGGGGGCAGACTTGAAGAACTCATGGTGCCACTCGTAGTACTCTTCCCGCATCAGGTTGGCAGACAATTCAGGGTCAGTAGCTTGACCCATAGTCTTGGCAAAGTCATCTACCATCTGTGGGATTGTTGGGCTGTCGTCCTTCTTATTGTAGTAGGCATAGCCCATAGCTTCCATGTCTTCTAGTGTAATCATGCTAGTAGCACTCCTCTTTGCAATTAGGGCAGATATATAATCTGGTCTTACCCTGTTCTGTGTAAGTCTTAACTAGCACCTGCTTACCAAACCTGCCGAACCCCTCTCGACACCCATACATAGATGCTACCGCTAAGGCTTCCCCCCTGTTGCCCCCATGCTCTCGGAGGAAATAATCGTAAACTCTTTCGCCATTTAGGTCAAAGCCACACTCTTTACAAGAACCGTTGTCGTCTAACGTCATTACATAGTCCTCCCGTAAAACTCTGTTGATGTGCTAGGTGGCATATACCCATCGAATAGATACCAACAGCAATTATCTTTCCCTACGCTCTTACTACCCTCAATCCACTTCACCCGTCCTACAGACACTACCTTAACACAATAGGTCATGTAAATAGCTGACTGCCTAGTGTGCATCCAATCTGCATCGAACAACAACCAAGTCGGACAAGTGTTTATCCAATGTTCTATGAACGGATGCAAGAACTTTCTGTCCCAAGGTGGGTTTGTAATACAGAGGTCAACGACACCCTGTTCCCCCATGTACAGACTGAGAGCATCATGCTTGAAGATGTCAGGAGCTTGTGGCTCAATGTCAGACTTGAACAAGCACTCCCCATGACCCTCAGTAAGCTCCGTGATGTGGTCCACTAACCTACCGTCACCAGCACAAGGCTCTACATAATCAAATGCGTATGGCAAGTGCGGGATCAGAGGTTCTACAGCTTGGATGGGTGTTGGATAGTAATCACGCTCAAGTCTTTCGTAATCACTACGCTTTCCCATATAGTTCACTCAAACGCTTCAGAGATACAAACTCAGGGTCATAAACCCCATTAGAGATGTTACGCTTGATTACAATACCCTTCCACCAATCTAAGTTAGCCTGCCCAGCCCAAGCCTCTTCTGCACCCTTGAAGCAACCTGCCACAAGACCAATGGCACCCGCAGCATCCTTGAACTTCATGTCACGCTTATGTGAGTGGCCACAAGTAGAACTCTTGAACCTGAGGGCAAGCAGTGAATTAGCATGGTGCACACCACTTAGTGCTGTCCCGTAGTTACCAGAGCTGAAGTAATGAGCATAAGACACGCCATCATACTCAGCAATAGCTGGGGCTGAATTGTGATACTCATGGTACTCATCGAACCAGTGCTTAGTCTGCAAGTGAGAGAATGAGATACCATACTTGGACCCTTCTAGTCGTGGGTCGTGGGCAAGGGCCTTCTTGATACGGTTCTCGTGGTTCCCCTCAAAGCCAAAGTAAGCTGGTTGCTTACGTCGATGATACTTGAACTGCCAACGCATACGCTCCATAGCGTCATTGTACACCTCAATATCCTTCTCGTAGGACTGACTTACGATAGCCTGTGGATAGCGTGTGTCATAGGAGTTCAAGGACTTCATATCGGCCCCATCCCCTAAGTCAACAACATAATCAGGTTTAAGGTCGTATAGAAACTTGCCTAGTATCTCGAACCTGTCGTTGCTAACCTGCGGGTCTGTGTGTGCGCAGCTAAAGACAACTGCTGTTTTACCTGTCATATTAGTCTAACTCCAATAGTGTGACTTTATTGTCACAGTCTCTTTGTGTCCCAGAGGGCATCCCCGTAGCCTTTCTTGTAGGCATCTTGAGCCTCTACCTTACACTGGTAAATAGTAGCCCAGATACGACTTGCGTTATCGTGCCTGTCAATATCTTCTGCGGTGTAAGGCTTACCCTTTGCAGCAGTGGCTTCATTTACTCTGTTTAGAAGTTTCATTTATCCACCCCTCAGGGATTAACTTGTCATCATACAAGAAACCGTTTTTGTCGCACCAGTCACCATAACTAGTCTTTGACCCCTTGCTTATCTTAGCCTTACTATTGCTGAACACAAACCTGATGTCAAGGTGGGGATGCTGCTGCTTGACCAATAAGTGTTTCTTACGATCAGCAGCAACAAACCTACCCTTACTTTCGATTATGATGCCATTAAAAAGTTTGAAGTCAGGTGTGTATGTTCTCGTTTCGTTGACTGCATACTTTAACTTGAGCTTCTCATACTCGAATGGGACACCTAAACTCTTTAACTGGTCGGAGATACGATCTTCTAGGCCAGAGCGGTAACCGTGCTTTATTCCTGCACTGGTGGTTCCCAGATTTCTCCCTCGTGTCGCCTTAGCCAAAGCAGTCTCCCATTCTCAATAATCCGATCTAAGTTGCCATCGTATGCCTTTACGACAGCTCCCCAGAGTTCGTCCTCATTACTACAGTCTGCCAGCAGCTTCTCAGCCTTCTTAGGTCCGATACCGTGGAGACCTACGATGTTGTCAGCACGATCCCCTGTTAGCAGTTGTGTGTAGAAGAAGTGTGTACCCTCGAAAGGCTCTACCTTTTTCCACTCATTCCTACCGAAGTTAAAGTGCCAGCAAGGTAGTTGCAGCATGTCCTTATCAATAGAGGCGACAACACAATCATAACCTAATTCTGCTGCACCCTTAGAGATTAGGTCGTCTGCTTCCTCGTTAACGCTAACAACAGCACTATACTTGTCGATCAGATGTTCCCTAGTTGTACCAAGGTGAACAGGTTTTTCTGTCGTGGCCCTGTTACCTTTGTATGGGTGTGACTTTGCTACATCAAACCTAAAGTTAGTGCTGCCAGTAAGATATACTTGAAAGTCTTGCTCCGAAGGAAACGGGAGGTCAATCGTTTCATTTAAGATATACTCCATGAGTTCATCGACCTTCCCGACAGCATCCTCAGGGAAAAGGTCTTGAGTAGCAAAGGCTGCTCTGTAAGCTACAATGTCGCCATCTACTAATACTTTTCCCTTGCTCATACTAAAACTTCCCGAAGGTTACTTGACCATCGTCCTTTTCAAATCCTACGCCAGTCACATAATCAAAGCCTACAGCTTGCATTACCGACAAGAACAAAGCTGAGATTTGAAACAGGTCTTCCATGTTGGACCGGCTGAATGTGTAAACACCATCGTAACCGTCATAATCTTCCGTGGTCTCTACGGTAACTGTAATTTTCATTACGCAGCCTCTCCATCTTCAATCATAAACAGTTTGTCATCTTCACTCGGACCAGAGCCTTCGTAAGCCACATGGTCAGTAACACCAATAGCCTCAAGTCGAACACCAGAGCCATTAGAGTATGTAGAGAACTGGACCTTAGCGGCTGTCCCGTTACCCAATGCACCATCATCCCCCAACGACCACCAAGCCTTGTTCTCAGCTCCGTTAGTTAGGTTGACTACCTTTGGTTCACCACCGAAGTCTACCTCTGTCTCCACACCATTCTTGTCGGTGAATGTCATTTTGTGGTCATGGAAGCGTACCAGCTTGATGAACTTACCGATACCGAAGTTGTTACCCTGCTTGATGCGGTCATTACCCATTGGCTTAGGGTCTAGGCCAGCTTGCAGTAGCTCTTCGATCTGATCTTCGTCTGTGAAGTATGCGTTGACTACATACTGACCGTTAAACTTCTTTGCTTTCTTGGCAGCAACGTTGTCGTCGCCACCCATATCTCGGTTCTCTTCAAACACCTTTGGGTATTCGAGGATCATATCCATTGTAAACTTAGCCATGTCGGGTTCCTTTGTTTAAGCTGCAGGGTTTACAGCACTGTGTTGGTAATATACTATAAGTTCATTTTGACGAATCTGTAACACTGATTCGCCAACTTATTTACTCGTTACTGAAGAAGGTCACATAGTGTTGCATAAAAGACTCAGTTGGACCTAGTGGATGTCCGCATAAGTCTTACCGAACTGCACATCAGTCCCAAGTGGGACGTTCAGCTTGACCCTCTTGTTCAGGATAACAGCAGCATCGTGCATGATCTTCTCTACGTTACCCTCGTCACCTTCCTTAACCAGAGCGATGATCTCGTCGTGGAACTGGCCCACAGACTTGATACCGTTCTTACGACAGACAGCAACCCAAGTATCAAAGCAGTAGACACCTGTGCCTTGGTTCAAAGTGCTGAACCTGTCCTTGTCACTACGCAGACTATACCAGAAACCAGAGACAGGGTTCTTTAGCCACATGCCCCCGAACAACTCCCTAACCTGTAGTGTGCTGGCAACCTTCTCAATGGCCCAGTTACGGGACCAGAATGCGTCTAGTAGGGTCTTAGCCTCAGACTTGCTCATACCCGTCTCACGGGCCAGCTTAGGCGCTCCTACACCGTATGTGGCGCTATAGTTGACCACCTTGTAGTTCTTGCGGAGTGCCTTGAGTGAACGCTCACCTGAATTATGCTTGTCGATGTCTCCTTGAGAGATGACACCAGCGTGTAGTGCCAAGTCAAGGTGTGGGTCAAACCCTTCCTTGCTCATCTGTTCCACATACTCAGGGTCGAGTGGCTTCATGTAGTGTCGTTTGGTCGTGTCTTCTAAGCTAGTCATGTCAGCACCAGCTAAGACGTAGCCATCAGGGCAGGTAAGACACCCACGGATCACATCACCGTAAGGCTTGTCTACACTAGGCAGGTTGACCAGAGGCTTCATGTGCTTGAACCTGAATGTATTCGTCAGGCCAGCCACCGTAGCTTGTAGGTAGCCATCAACGTGACAGTCTAGGAACGACTTAAGTATCCCAGCACGATGAGTAAGCACGGTAAGACCATCCAGCAGATCAACAGCAGGGTCCATACTGACAAGTTCCTTGACACTCTTGCAAAGGTCTCCGTCATTACGGACTTGTTCGATTTGTCTTTCATCACCTGTATTCTTATCCCTGATGAACTTA